GATTTGTTTTGATTTGGTTTTATCTCTAAGAATATCTCCAATTAAATTAAAATCCGACATAGACATTTGATTCTCGGTTAAAGTATCAGTCCAGTTTCTAAATGTCATTGTACCTTTTAAATTAGCTTCAGCTTCAATATCATTTAAATGGTCATCCTCATGTGTATTAGTTGTACTAATATTTTCCAACCTACCTTCAAGATTTTGAATGTGGTGGATCATTTCATGAGCGAATGAACGCACTATATCTTTAGGATGGCGTCCTTCTGTGTATAACACTATTGTGTTGTTATTTGGGTTGTAATATGCAGTTCTACCGAAGAATTCACGTGCATTTTCAACATCACCATTATTGAATATAACTTTAGGTAAAGGTTTAATATTCATTCCTTTATCTAACATATGCTTTGTTAATTCTAGTATATGTTTTTTATAGTCAATATCTTTAGAGTATGATGCATTTTCATTTATAGCAATTACAGGAGTTGATGTTTTAAAATCTTTTTTCCTCATAATAGTTTTAGCAACTAAGTCAATATCCTCTGGGGTTATGTTTATAGCAAAAGGGATATTAAGGTCATTTCTTAAATCTTTTACTACTGCTTCAAAATCAAAATCAGTTTTAGATAAGGGTTTACCATGTTTACGATGTAAACGTTTAAAGATACCCATCAATTCAGCTACTGATATAGGTTTACCATTACGTGTATCATTTAATCTATCTAAAAAATGTCTAGTAAATTCAACATCAATACCCAACTTAGCAAATAATTTATCAGCATAACTTTCAACATCATCTAATTGGGATTTTGAAATATCTTCATTCATGGAAGACTTTTCCTGTATTACAGACTGAATGTAAGAAAATATTAGGTTTTTTTCTTCATTTGTGAGTTGAGTAGGTAGATATTGGAAAAATTGTTCTTTAGATATCTTAGCAGCTTCTCTTGCTTTAGTACCACTTATACCCCCAGCAGTTATTACATCTTTTACTACAACATGATTACCATATTTTTCAAAGAATGTTTTTCTTTTCTGGAGATCATTTGCATCCTCATCATTTTCTTCTCTGGATCCAATTAAAATTATGGATTTATGTTCTGTATTGGTTTTAATATAATCTTTAATATATTTAAGTGGAGATGAGTCAGCTTTAACTACTTCAACTTTATCACCTAGATATTTTTTATAGATATTCCAAATTGAATAAGATTCATCTTGAGAAACACCATCTCTGATACCACTACCAACTACAACATAAAGTTTATCTATGTCAGGGTTTTGCTCAAGTGATTGCTTTACTACTTGAAAATGACCTTTGGTTGGGGGTTTAAAACCTCCACCAAAAAAAGCTGTTATATAATTCTCTTGTTCTAGTAAACCAACTAGGAGTGCTTTTGAAAGTTTATTCATGATTTGAATTTAGATATAAGAGATGGCAATTCATCTTTACTAATTGGTTGTAAGGATGCTTGTATTTTATCAAAGGATTGAGATAAAGATTCTATTGATTTTTCAACAGCTATTTTTGTTTTTTCCCTTTGTTTTTCTCTTTTCTCTAATTCTTCAGGTGATAATGTTGAGTCATCTTTTCTAAAGGAAGATTGGTAATTACCTGTAGACATCAAATCATCAAAATATTCTTTTAGTTTACCTTGGTTTTGAGCTGTTTGGAAATTTTCAATTTGTTCTTTTTCTTCTTGAGATGTAGGGGGTGATGTAACTAATACAAAGTTATCACCAAACATCTTTTTATAGTCTTCAATTAAAGAATAAACTTTAACCCAAGTACTAATTATACCAATTAATGGTACTTTTCTTTCTCTTTTGAAATTCCTTAAGAATGATACAATAGGGTGAGCATATACCATAACCATCATAACATCATAACCTTCACTTTCTAGTTTATCTACTAGTGGTTTTAGGGTTTTGATATTAGAGGCTGTTGTATCATATATAAAGTTAGATTTAGACTCAATAGCTTGAGGTAAATCTTCTTTTTTTATTTTTGCTGATGCACCACCTAAATTCCCATATAGAGGTGAGTCTTTATCTTCAACATACTTATCAGCATTTAGATTATTAAAATCTGATAGTTGTGAATCTAGGGATTTAAGGATTGTTGATTTACCAACAGAAGCTCCCCCAGCCATGATAATGGCTTTAGGGGATGATTGTATTTCATTTAACAATTGGACTAAACTTATCATGTTTATAAATATTAATCCTTTCTTTTGGCTTGCGTTCTGAATTGAGTAAATGCTGGTTTATGTGATGGGTTTTCTAGGTCAAACAATGTTTTAACAGTTTTGAATATTTCTAGGTTTTCTTCTTGGGTACGTTTTGATTCATACATTTCCCATCCTTTACCTTGAATTTTACCTGTTGCTGCTTTACGTTTATTTGATTTTAACCACAATACACCATATCTATCAGGTTTAATACCAAAACATTCTTCATAACATTTACCATAAATGGAAGTTTGTAAGTCATAAGTTGTCTGGAGGTGGTTTGATGTTTTAAAATCGATAATCCATAGTTCTGTTTTACCATTAATTTCAATCTCACATACCATATCACAAGTACCTGCTACTTTAATTTCATCTGAGAATAGATGTACTTCAGCTTCGATTAATTTTGGGTTATATTCTTCCCAGAAATCAACAAAACGTAGGAACATTTGCCATACTAGTGGATCATATTGAGGATAACCTGATGGGGATAGGAAATTTAATTCCTTACCATTTAGGTAATCTTCGATCATTTCGTGTGTTTGGGTTCCTTGATCAGCTGCTTTTCGAACAATGTGTTCAGAGGCATAACCTACTTTTTTAAGCCAATCTTCAAAAAACTTACCTTTAGGATAAGCTCCTAAAACATATGTAATTGATGGATAAAACTCTCCATTACGTTGATAGTAACGAGAATCAGGCATAGTGATTTGTTTGGCATCTTCAGATACTTCTAAAATTCGATTATACGAGGTTTTTAGGTGTTTTTTCTTCATATTAAAGATAATTTTTTCTCCATCAATTTAAATTGATTTAATGGAGATACTTTTTGGATTAGTTCTGTAAATTTTGTAAATCCAATTTCGCTAGGGTCTTTCCCCTGAAGTTCAACCAAGTAAACTTCTTTACCTTGATTTAATAGTGTCTCACTGTGATTCAGTGCTTGTTTCATAGCATCTTGGTCTAATGCTATGTATACTTTGTTTACTTTAGATAGTACAAGTTTCTTCATTAAACTTGATTGTATGTTTTTCCCTAAAAGTGGGATAGCATTTCTTTTAATAGCCATAGCATCAAATGGTCCTTCACATAGTATAATGGGTAAATCCCAATTTACCATATTTTCAAATGGGACAATATCTCTTGATACATCTGGATTTTTATATTTTATATAAGAGTCTTTTTTAAATGAACGAGCTGTAAAATAATTTAGATTACCTGAAGTATCATAAGATGGGATTATAAGCATATTACTATATGACCCATATTCACAATAACTGATGTTATATTTTAATATGTCCTCTTCAGTCAAATTTCTATTTTTTAGATATGCTAATGCATGTCTAGCTAATATATTAGTGTTGTTTAATATTGGTAAACATTCTTTAGGTAAATCAACTGATGATTTATAATATGTTTCTTCTTTGATCCATTCTCCAGATTTTACTAATTTTTTTAATTCAGATACATGGTTAGATGAAGCTTTTATTTTTTTAAATAATGTACTTAACTTTAAACCTCTTTGATCGCAAACCCAACAATGCCAAGGGTTATTTCCCTTTTTATTTTCAGTAAAGTTTATTTCTAACTTGGGTTTATGGTGGTTACATAAAGGGCAATGGTAAGATTGGTTGCCCCTTGATGTACGTTTTCCTTTCCCAAGAACTCTGTCTACTAGATCTACTAGAAGTTCATTTATCATATAGGGAATGTAATAAAACTATATTATATATCAAAGTCTTTTCTAAAGAACTTCCCTAAAATATTATCATTAAAATACATTTCGGGTTCCTCTAATACTCTATAAACGAATAGAGTTTGTGTTTCATAATAAGTTAATAACTTTTTTGTTGAAGCCATAATTAAGATTTCTTTTGTAAAATTCTCACTAGGTTCGGTTTTTAGTAGTTCCAATAGAGGTTTATTAGACCCCCAATAACGGTTCCAATCTGATTCTTTAACTGCTATTTTATATGAAGGACGTCGTCCTACTACTCCCTCATATTCTTTTAGTTCTTTTTTAGTAAGTTTTACTTTTCTGTTGTGAAATAATACTTTTTTACCTATATAAGATTTTTTGGAAGGAGTGTGTGAGATTTTATATATAAATCCATAGGTATTTGGAGGAAAGTCAGACAGTCCTATAATTTCATTTTTTTTATATGTCCAATTCATGGTTAGAGGTCTAAGTTAATCATAATAGAAGTATCTGTAGTTGTAGATACTCTAAGGGGTTGAGCTAGTTTAGCTACGGCTAGTAATTCTTTATCATTGTTATATAACCCAACTGTTGTTATATATGGGGAGAAATCAGAACTAGTAGCAAATGACGATAAAGTCCCTGTGTTTGAACTTCCAGTTATTTGAGTAGGATTTTGACTGAAGTTGTACTCATTTTCTCGGAGAGTACATTTATATTGAGATTCATATATAGTTAGTGAACTATTGAATGAGCATGCTAATGTTTGGGATGTTATAAAATTATTAATAAAGAGTGAATCACCTTCTCCATATGTTCCACCTTCATAAGTTATATAACCATAACCATCAGCGTTTGGGATTCCATCATTAGTTAAAGTTACAACCCCGTGAGAGTATATTATATCGCCAACTTTTAAACTCCCAGATAGTAAATTACCTTCACCATCATCATGTAAAACGGTTGTTGTTAAAGCTAAATTATCAAAATAATCAGCTATCTCTTTATCTTCTACTAAATTGTTTAATTCATCACTACCACTGGCAGCTAAATAAAAACTACCAGGTTTAATATTTTCACCAAATTTATTAGATGGTATTGAAATAACACCTATAATTTCTCCTGAGCTTGTTGGGAAATATCTATCAGCTAGGAGTGTATTTTGGGGGTAATTATAAGCATTTGGAGTATATAACTCACCTGTTATAGTACCATCATCATTAAATGAAGCAGTATTAGCTGGTGAGCCATCATCACCAGTAAGGTAATTGTAGTAATATAGTTCTCTAATTGATCTATATACTAAGTATTTATCTTGGGGGTTTATATAACCTGTTGAAGTTGAACCCGAAACCCATAAGTTTGGATTAGTATTTTCTCCTTCAAATAAATCAATTCCAGAACCTGTTAATTCAGAGGTACCGTTAAAGGTAAACGTTTTGTTTACCTTAAAGGGTGATACTATAATATCAGAAGTGGTAAATGGTTTGTAAACACTCATCCATCTTAAAAGTCTAGTTTAACTCTAACTAAAGCTTCCTTAGTAAAATCTTTAACTAAAGGTCTTGATAGCTTAGCTACAGCTAATAATTCATTTGAATCATTATACATTCCAGCTGTTGTAATGTATGTTTGAGGGTTATTAATAAAATCTGTGTATATAATCTCACCATTTGATCCTGAGATGAATGTTGGATTTTCTGTGTAGTTAAATTCTGAGTTTCTTGCTCTAAGGAATATATAATCAGATGTAATAGTTTCTTGAGAATTTAATTTAAAACTTTCACCTAAATTTATTGCTTCAAATAATGTTGAGTTGTTAGTCCCGTTAGCTAAACCAACTGTTCTATCAGCCTCAACGTGAATTGATTGACTTATTGCTGATGGGTTTAACAGAATAGTTCCTAATTCAGGAAATACTAGACCATAAGATCCAGAATTTGCTACCATTCCTCCTCCAGATACAGCAGAACCATCTGATCCTGATACAAGTTGGAATACTCTAGTTGAGCCAAGGAATGTATTTACAGATACATCTTTAGAGTTATCTGTTAATTGGATAATACCATTTGAACCTGAAAGTTTTAAATTAAGGGATCCTGGGAATAGGGTTTCTTTATATCTAGCTCTTTCAACTGAGAGTACCCAGAAATTAGTTCCAGTTATTACATTAGTTTCTGAACCAAAAGAGAAAGATGCATTTTCATCTTCTAAAACTAGGGCTCTATATTGCCCATAGGTAGTTTTAGATGGAGTATTCGCAGGAACAGCAGTATTATATGCGGTACTTCCACTACCACCTTCATCTGCATATGCTATATCAAATTGAACAAGTGCCGTTGTTTCTATCGATGATGTTTGATAAACTGAAAGATAAAAATCTCCAGAACTACCTGCTTGTTGTACTGAAGATGTATAAAATTCAGTTAGGGTTGGTGAATCGGTAGACCAAAGTGTGGAAGTGATAGCATCACTACTTACCACAAAATCATCAGCGTCTAATCTTTTAAAGCTCATTTATTATGATTTTTAGTTTGTTTGTGTTATAGTAACTGGGATTGTTAATCTAGCTCCACTATCTAACCCTACAACTGTAATTGTAGTTGAAATAGATGGATTAGACCCAAATAATGTATTAACTGTTGTAGCTCTCAAGTTAATCTGAGTCCCAATTACAGTTGCGGAAACATTTGTTCCTATAGTTGTTGTTGAATTAGCATTAGCATTATTGGCAGCATCAGTATTAATACCTACTCCAGTAAATGTACTAAATAATCTAACATCTGAAACTGTTGCTGAGTATCCAGTAGTTTCAAAAGTTTGTGCATTTCCTAAGTAGTTTAATGTTTGAGGTGTGATTGCTAATGATGCTCCTTGTTTCAATGTGATTGCTGAGTATCCTAAATCAAGAACTGGGAGTTTAGCTGTTCCACGGGGTAATGTAGCTAATTTATATTTCATGATTTGTGATTCATCAGGGAATGCCTCTAAAAGTGGCATATTATCAATTGCTTCTCCATAATAAGCTGATCCTGATGGATGTGTTGGATTGTATAGAGTATAATCAATTTCATCATCTGCTAATGAAAATTGTGTAATTCTAAAAGAACCATCATTTTTAGCTAGTAACTCTCTACCTTTTTTGGTAAGAATAGCATCAACTGTTAGTACTTGGTTATTTAAGTATCCCATGTTTTATTTTTGTTATAAATATATTATACTAATAAATATTGCTAAATCAAACCCTTTTGGGAAAGATCCTCAAGATATTTATCTATGTTATCATTTAATTTAGGAGATATATATTCTGGGGTGAATATATATGGACCTGTTGAATTAGCAGGTTTAAACCCATTGAATAATATTATACTAGGTTCATCAACATATCTTCTAATAGCAAATTCATCAGTCTCTATGGCTGTAGAAGTTGTTGATACTTCTTTATCAAGTTGGATGAATATGGTTGGAATATTAGCTCCTGAGAGGTCAAATTCATCTATCTCAATCTTTTCAATCATGAAAACTTTATCCTCATCTCCTTCAAATCTTATTTCATCTCCAGGTTGGAATTCTAAACTTAAATCTGATCTATTAAACCCTGAGTCTTCTACTTCAGTTTGTCTGGTGTGGGGGGATCCATAAAAT